GCCAGTCAACAGCTTATTGCTACAGCTGTGTTCTGGTGAGCACGTGGCTTCGTCGTTTTCTTCCCCGGCCTTTAAGCCGTTGTGTGGGCGTAAGATACGTCCTCACACTCCTTGCAAGAGACTAATGCCCCTGCTTGGGGATTCCTGAAAATTGTCTTATTACCGAGGCACCATGAGTACACACCGACCTAACACTTACGTCTTGTTAAATACGAGCATTACTACGGGCTTATACCCTAGTAGCGCGTCCGGCGCCCCCGTCTCATTGACGGAGGCCACAACCGGTCAAGATGTTCCTGATTGGAAGGTGCGGCTTGCTAGAGGCCAGAATGCCTCATCACCGTATAGTACGAAATGGTATAAGTGCGCTCAATCTTCTCACTTAGCATCAGGCTATTGGAAAGATCGGAAAGCCTCGCAGTACGTAGCTCGCAAATGGGCTACCTCTGCTTCGATGGCTCAACCGTTCGTTCCAGCTGATGCTGATTTGTCGGCTTCTAACGCAATGAAACGGCGGTTGGCTAACGCCAATCATCAGTTCAAAGCTATGGCACCGCTGGCTGAGTTGAAAGAAGCGCGTTCTCTTGTCGGTCAGGTGGCTAATAGTGCTACCACTATGCTGCAAGGCATGATCGCTCTCAAGAGAGGTAATCTGCGTGATGCAGCAGCGAAAGCATCAGACCTTTGGTTAGGATGGAACTTCGGTGTCGCACCTACTATCTCCGATGCCAATTCCGCTATAAACGCGGTTGGTAAAAGGATGGAGGCACGTCATGAGGTTCTTACCCTTTCCGGCTCTGCTAAATTCAAGAGCATAGTCAATGAAGCGAAATACGCCGATACCACCTGTGGAGACATAGGTGCTTGGAATATTTATAAACGCGTCATTTATGAAGGTCGAGTGAGGTACTCAGGTGGTTTCAATGTTACTCCGTCGTCAGCTAATAACTACTCTATAAACGAGCAGTTCGGCTTAGACTTCGGTCACATTGTCCCCGCATTATGGGAGCTTACTCCCTTTTCCTGGGCTGTGGACTATTTCACAAATATGGGTGAGTACTTAGAGGATACTTTTACGTCTCCTGCTGGTACTACACTTTACCTCAATAAGTCCGTTAAAGCTACTGCTACGACTATCTTCCGCTTCGGGTTGACCCCGAATTGGTGGATGACTAACGTCACCAACAATAACACGTTGGATAAGTACGAGATTGGTATCTTCACACGGAGTATTAGCCCATCACTGCCCCACAACCATTTAAGGTTCAGAACCTTAGATGAGATTGGCCGCAATGGTGTTTCAAAAGTCCTCAATTTGGCTAGCGTCCTAATGAAAGGGTGACGTTTTGTCACATGCTAGCTTATATTGTTGTTTTCCTTAACTCAATCGGAGACTTTCTATGTCTTTTAATCCTTCATCTCCTGTCACGGGCGCTGCCCAGACAGGTTTTACAACTCCCACGTATACCCTCGTAGCCGATCAGAACCCTGCGCCGAATGGCAAGCAGTGGGCTGTAACTGCGATAGGTGGCACTCAAGCCAACGTGGATGTCCATTCTGTGAGCAAGCCGTTCACACTCAGTGTGTTTAAGCCCTCACAGTTGAAGACGCTTCCTGCTGCAAATCCGGTCACCGGAGTCATCAAGTCGATCCCTAAGAATACCTACAAGGTTATCACCCGCAAGGGTGCGTTACCCAGTGGTAATCAGTCTCCTCAAACTGTGCTCATAACAACCATCATGGAAATTCCTGCTGGTTGCGATACTTATGAGCCTGAGGAGATTAGGGCGGCTTTGGCTTTACATATTGGCGCCATAAGCGCTCAATCCGCTGGACTGGGTGATACCAGTGTCAGTGGTTTGCTGTAAACCTAATGATTCTTAAACCGGATCCCACGATAGTGGGTCCTTTCATTTGGAGATAATCCTATGAGCAAGCAGAAGCTTATTGAGGATGTAAGTGATGAAACCAATCGGGAACGATTACGCTCTTTTATCGAAACATTCTCGGCTCACCTTTCAAAGAGATCAGAAGATCCTAAGTTCGCCCGCCAGCTTCAACGCATCGCGAAGAAGGCTGACATGGGTACTCCTGGATTGGCTGATAAAGCCTTTTCTGATTTTCTTGACGTTAATCGGATTGCTGGTAGTGTCAATATTACTCTTGATGACAATGTCATCGGGGATGCGCGGCTTTTTATTACCGTGGCTCTTGAGCGTTACTTCCAGAATATCGGAAGTCCTCAATGTGAGTTTGACCTATCTACTATCCTGACTAACTGGCGCTTTGGTCCAGGCTCTTCGCGTCTAACACGCGCGACTCACTTTTTTGAAAAACTAAGTGAAAAGAGCGGATCGTGCTCCAAGGTAGCCACACCCTTCGCAGTTCTACTGCGTAAATTGAACCCGCATTTACGTGCCTTGGATGGCGTACGTCCTTACGAGTTCAAAGAGTGTAATGCTTCGACCATGTCTTCGGTTAGGAAGAACGAGGACACAGACCGCACGATTTGTACCGAACCCCTCTGGAATATGGCAATCCAACTAGCAGCTGGATCAGCCATTGAGGGGGCGTTACGTGCGGTGGGTCTTGATATTTCCGAGCAGCCGATTAAAAACCGGCGTCTAGCGTATAAGGGGTCTCTTGATGATTCCCTTTGTACTATAGATCTTAAAAGTGCTTCGGATCTCATTACTCCAGCTCTAATAAAGCTGCTGTGGCCGGCATCATGGTACAGCTTTTTTATGCAAATCCGTAGTTCCCACACAATAGTGGGTGGATGGCATGTGAAGTTGAACATGATGTCTACCATGGGGAACGGTTTCACGTTTCCGATGATGACCTTGACGCTTCTGGCTCTAGTCTATGCTGTATGCAGTAAAAAGCATATGCATGTTGATTATAGTCAGATTGGCGTTTTCGGGGATGACATAATATGCCCCGTTAAGGACTTCAATCGGTTATGTAACGTTCTTCAGGATGCAGGTCTTATCGTCAACTTAGATAAGTCCTACAGGAGTGGCCCTTTCCGCGAAAGTTGCGGTGGAGATTACTACAACGGTAAATATATAACACCGTTTTATGTTAAGTCTCTCCGTAACGACGCTGAGGTCTATCAAACGATCAATGGTCTCCTCGAGTGGGCGTGGGATCTTGGTGATGCGAATCACCTGGTACCCCACACTTCTCTTGATTACCTTATATCGTTGCTAGATAGGCCACTACTCGTTCCCTTTTGGTCTGCCCCTACTGAGGGTATCAGATCAATCACCGTACGTAGGCGTTACAAAGCCGTTGTTGAGGTGAAGAAGCACCGCTTCTGTACTCAAGATTCGTCTGAGTACGAGGTTTTCCTTCTCGCTGCAACTGGCGGTTATGTGCGTTCTGCAGGTGACCGACTCACATGGACTCCAAGGTGCAATAAAACATCTTGGCGAATATGTGAGAAGAAGATCCCGAAAGGGTTTTCTAATGGCGGCACTGTTGATAATAGTGCCGGGCCATGTGTTACCATGGAGTCTTGGATAGACTCTGCCCTTTGCTGGCTCTTGCCGCTCGGGTAGTAACACCACC